GTTCATCACCTGCTGCTTGTTGTAATGCACCAAATTGTGTATTTATCAATGCCATTGCTTCTTCTCTTTTCTTTTTTGCTTGCTTACGTTTTCTTCTACTGCCAAAAAATCCTGCTACTGCACCAACAATACCTATACCAGTGCTTATACCGCCTAATACACCAAGTATTTTTTCTCCTTTATCACCCATTACTTTTCCTCCTCAAATTGTTCGAACACTTGTCCTAAATCTTTCATAACATTAAATATACTAAAATTCCTTGCAACAACTTGAGATGCATTCTTTTTAGCTTTCAATAAAATTGCTTCATCATTATTTGCATTTAACTCTTGTTGCATAGGTTCTGAAAAACCCACAGTTCTATTGTAATAATCTTTTTTAGAATCTCTTTCATCTGCTTTACCAGCCCAATGACTATCTAACCAAGCGTCTTGTAAAGTAAACTCTTCAGTACCAAGTTTATCTAAAGGAAATCCACCTTTCTGTTCTTTGTCTGCATAGAATATTTCAGTCTGTAATTCTGCTGATAGTTTTGTAAAGTCAGGATTCTTTGGGTCTAGGTCTATTGCTGCTAATTCCCTACTAAACTCTTCTGGCATAGTAGCGTCATACTTTTTATAAAATCTTTTATATCTTACTAGTGCATCTTTAGCTGCACCTGAACCACCATCAGATGTTAATTCATACTGAAATATACCTCTACCTGGTCCACCGCCTTTTTGTGCAATGTTTTTACCCTTAGATTCTAATGCCGATACTTCAGAGCCGTGTAGAATTAACATATCAGCTTGTTGTTCACCTCTTTGTTTTCTTATTGTATCTATAACTGTTTGCATTACTTGTCTCTCCTTTTAATTTTATTTTATAGTAATTTCACCAGGGATTGCTTCTGGAAATAAATTTCCTAAAAGTTCATCTTCTTCTTCAATCGGTAATGTCATATTAGGTCTTACTGGCTGTTCTAGAGGTGGTGTAGTAGTACCAAAATAATTCCAATACATTTCGTTTTGAATAGAGTCTGCATCAGAAGATATAGTATCTATAGGTGCACCAGCTGCAAATTGACCAACCGTATAAGCATCACGATTTAAAATTGATGGACCATCTTGATTCTTAAGTAAATCTAAATCTACATCATGAAATTTATGACCTGTGCTTTCTTGAAATGTTGTTTCAAATGTTCCTATATTAGAAAAATTAGAATCTATAGTTGATTTTAAATACAAATCACTAGTTGCAGCTTCTAAGTTTTTTTCTACTTCATCTTCAGATGGTAAAAATAAAGGTGGCGTAGTATCAACTCCTGGTTCAGGACCAGACTTAACAGCATTGTCAGGTCTACTTCCTGGTCTACCATTATTATATACTATTTCAGATGAATAGCTACCGTCTTCATTTTTATTGTATTTTAAACTTTGTCCGTAAAGTAAATCAGATTCATCATCTGGTGAAAAATCTGTATCATAACTTAATTGCCTAGTTTCTTGTCTTAAAGCTCTTCTATCTTGTCTATTCAATCTTCTTTCTGTTCTTTTTTGAACTCTATCAGGTGCATAAAAATCTTTTACACTACCTTCTAATGCATACATAGCTTCGGTAGCTGTGTTAAAACCTTAAGCTGCACCTGTTAAATCTTCTATTACTCCTTCACCAGTTGTAGGTGCTTTTTTTCTATATATTTGACCTAGTTCTCCACGAACCTGTGACATAATTAATTCTGCTCTACTTGCCATGTTATCTTACCTCCTGAAGCTGTGTCTTCATCCATCTTCCATCTATTTTTATATATAGATAATTATCGTTACCTTCTTTAACTACTTTTCTATCACCGTTAGCACCTTCTGAATTAGTAGGTTTTTCCCTATTAATCACTATTGGTGTTTCATATTGTTCTTTTATTTCTTCAATATCTTTTACATTGTCTTTAATAGTTTGTATTCTATCTAAAATTCTTTTTTTCGCTATCATCTTATAACCTTATCTCTGTAAACTATTTGGATATCGTTAATTTCAAATCCTGCGTTTACGGCACCCGTACTCTTTAATGCTATACCAAAGCTAACTAGGTTCTTAAAAGTGTCAGGAACAGCCAATTTAAGCGTTTTTAAGCTACTTGTATTGTTTGTTAATGTGCCAATATCTGTTAATGCTACTGGAGTATTATCTCTTTTTGTACCAAATCCCTGCAATGTTATATTTGCTGTTTGCTTACAGTTCACATAAATAGTATTAATATTTTTGTTAACCATAGGCATACCAAAATCATATTCTTTAGATTTCATAATAACACCAGTTTTAGTAAATGATGTTGGAGCATTATTCCATTTAACTAACTTTCCTGCACTACTTATAACTTCAAACCAATTAATATCTCCATTATTTCTTGTAATAATATTAGTAATATTGTTGGTAGATGTAGTATCTCCAGTAATCCAAGACTGTGACTTAATATCATACATCAAAACATTATTGCTAGATTGATTGTTGGTAATATATATTTGTTTAGTTTTTGGTATAAAACCAATGACATTGTTATCGTGGTAATAATTGGATGCCCAGTCATCAAAAACAGATTGACCAGACTCATTTAAATTTATATCAAGTATTCTTTGCCCGTCATATATAAAAACACCATATTTATTAAACCAAGCTACAAATCCTTCACCTTGAACTACGTGATAATCTTTTTCACATCCTTTAAAATCAAATGTACCTTCTAAATATTCTATATTTCTAGATACATTAATAATAAACAAACTTCTTTTTTTAAATTGTAATAACTTATTACCTACACTAGATAGTTTTATAATACTATCACCATCTTCTATTGCTGCATCTATAAAGCTATCTTCTTCAAAAAAATCAAATTTATTAGCTAACGATTTTAATATTCTATCTGATTTAGTTACTATTTCACCATCAGAATTTTCATATTGAACATTACCAACGTATAATCTTCTATTAATAATAGTGCTTGTTTTAAAACCTGTATTAACTTTACCTATTACAGAACCGCTTTCTATTAAACTTGGTTCTACTGTTAATAAATCTGTTATTGTTTTACCTACTGCATAAGCATCAGAACCTGCAGTAAATAAAGTAGGTGGATAAACAAACTGAACTTCGCTATTTACTTCATCAGTACTGAAATTTTGATAAGAGTCAGAACCTGCAAAACGTATTCCTTCTTCAAAGTCTATTTCACTTAATAAATACTTAATACCAATGTTACCTTCATCTAACTCTGTATTAGTTCCGTCAGCTACTATGTAATCAGTTATTTTTGCCCAATATAATTTAAATCCAGAATAGCTATCTTCTCTACCACCCATTCTCCCTACTAAGCCTAAATATAAATTTTGTTTTATAGGACCAAGGTATAAAGATTCAGATTCTTGTTTCGTTCCATTAAAGTCTTTATAAATTTTAGAACAAAACAAACCGTAACGTGAGTCACTTTTAATATCTATATTAGAGTCTGTATCTGCACTAGTATCTGATGAAAAATATGCCATAACACCCATAGAGCCTTCAGATAAATCATTATATCCAACTGCATTACTCCAATTATCTAATATTTGTTCTGTTGCATCAAAACTTTGTGTAAATCTATCTGGAGTTGCATCATTTGTAGAAGGGGTAAACATAAATACCTCAGAACCTACACTTGGTTTAAAAAATAAGTCATCTGCAAAACCATTATATAAAACATCTGGCTTATACTTATTAGTACCTCTTCCTACAATAGGTGCTACGTATAAATCAGATGTCTTAAAATCGCCAGTTTGTTCATTGTCTATATTAACATTACTGCCACCTAGCCTTCTAATGAATTTATAATAACTAAAGACTTTTGGCTTGTTAGTACCAACAGAACTTCCAAAATGAGGTATAACTCTTACAGCTCCATCTATATTGTACATTTCTACTTTAGCTGCAGTATCACCGTATGCTATGACATCGCTTTCTAAAACATGACCATTGCTATTGCAATCTAAGATACTTATTTTTTTTGGTGATGCTACAATATCATTTATTAAAAGATACTCTGTCTCTAATATAGTAGCAGGACTACTTAAATTTCTATCAGCATTGTAATGCAATAATCCATTACCATAGTTTAAATTACTAATACCATCTAATGTATTAGCTGTTAACGTTTCATTTCCATTACCAATTACTTTTAACTTACCTGGTACTTCATTACTAAGATTTAATAATACTTGGAATTCGTTATTAACTAAATCTCTTGGTGAAGTATTATTATTAAGTCCTCCACTAAAATTATTTACGTTTATAGCTTTTTTTGGCATTCTTTTTTCTCTTTTTCTTTTTGTTGTATAGTCTTCTACTATTATTTGTAGAAACGCCTTTAGACTTTCCCCCGATAGAGTTACTTGTTACCGTCAATTATTTCACCCCATAAGCTTGTTTTACCGTCTCTTATTTCTACTGTCTCTACTTTAAATTCACCATTGTCAAACCAATCAACAATAGCAAATGCGTGACCCCAGTTATGTAACCTACCTTTTAGCCACTTGTTGCTTTCGTGAGACATATCTTTTAAACATCCCATAGACCAAGCTCCAATATTGCTATTAAGCTTTGTCATTGTATGTCGTTGAATGTCGTGTACGTGTCCATACATTACATTCTCTCCATATGTCTCTAAATGCTTTTTCGCATGATACGTTGTTGCAAATGCACCATGGAAGAATACCAACTTACCTACTTGGATTGGTAAGTTGTATTCCGTGTATTTGTACCCTCTCTCTTTGATTTTACATGCTTTGAAAAAACTATAATCACTGAGATAGGGATACTTATTAGCAAAATTATCCAACCAGATATCGTGGTTACCTTGGAGTAAATACTTTTCTTTACATCCGATTTCTTCCAAAATTTCATCCCACTCATCTAATCCTTTATTTACTAATCTTATATCTTCATCTACTATAGGAAGTTGAAACTCTAAAGGTGGTAACTTCTTATCTTTATACCTCCAAGCCGAT